AATTATGAGAACTATTATAAGAATGCAGTCAACTAAATCACCACACTATTATACAACTACAAAGAACAAAAGATTACACCCAGAAGGTTTAAGATTAACAAAGTTTGACCCCGTGGTAGGTAAACATGTACTATACACTGAAAAGAAGATTAAAAAATAAATGTCCAATCACGATTATGTGTATGATAAAGATTCCTTTCTAATAGACTCGAGTCCGTGTGTGGGAATATGTTTTTATAATGTATATGAGTACTGTATAGGGTGTAAAAGACATGAGCGAGAAGTTATAGATTGGTACGATTATTCAGAGGAAATGAGACAAGGAATTATAAAGGATTTAAAAGAAAGGAGAGTAGATGTTTGAAGATACATTATGGATTTATACAAGTATAGCTGGAGCAATGTTAGGGGCAGCTTTATTGTTTTATATAAAGGATACTAGAGCGGGACTTTGGGGCTATACGCAGTTTGATAAAATAGTAGACTACTGTAGGGATTACTTAGGCTGGACATGGCTAAACCAAGACCCCGATGCTTGGAAAAAGGTAAACCCTAAAATAGCTATAAAGATTGGGGAGTTAGAAAAGCGCCTCGAAGTATTAGAGGAAAAATGACAAAGAAGAAATCTGCATGCAGTTGTGGACGTTCTCCTATAGGTAGATGTGTAGGTTGGCATAATCTTAGTGATAAACAATGGATAGAAACTATAGCTAAATATCAGAAAATGACACCTAAACAAAAAGAAGGTTACTTATCTCCCAAGGCAATAGATGGCTTTGGTGAGTAAGTGGGAAGATGGTCGAATAGACCCAGATGGGTTAAATTGGTTAGTTAAGTATCAAGGAAAGAATTTTAAAAGAAAAAGGAGAATTAATGAGTATATCAGAAATGAACTTAAAACAAAGAAGTTTACTTTTTGCAAATCTAGCAGCAGATGCGTACGGTGAGGAAGTTACTGTTAGAGAAGTAGTAAAAGAACATGGTTTTACAGATGTAGAGTTTTATAATCTTGATGGTGCGCAAGCCTTCAGATTTGAGAATGAAACAGATATTGTAATAGCGTGTCGTGGGACGCAACCTACAGAATTTAATGACTTAAAAGCAGATTTGAAAGCGTTTCCAGTAGTGGCTGAAACAGTTTCAAGAGTACACAGAGGATTTAAAACTGAAGTTGATGAATTGTGGCCTGAAATTAGAAAAGACACTCAAACATTAAAAAAGTTGTGGTTTTGTGGGCACTCTTTAGGAGCGGCAATGGCTACTATTATGGCGGGCCGTTGTATGGATGACCCTGCACTAGCAGACCCAGTTCAACTATATACTTATGGTTCACCACGAGTTGGTTGGCCCAAGTATGTAAAGTCCCTTAAAGTAGACCATATAAGGTGGCAAAATAATAACGATATAGTAACTCGTGTCCCTCTTAAACTAATGAATTATAAACATCATGGCAAACTACACTATATAAATAGTATTGGTAAGATAAATACTACAGGCACGTCTAACTGGTTAAAAAGATTCTTAGATAGACTGAAAGGTATGTGGTTAGGGTTAAAGAAAGGTCAAATTGATAACTTTTCTGACCATGCTATGGTAGGGTATATTCTTTATATAAAAAGATGGAATGGATTTCATAGAGAACTTTAAAAAGGATTAAAATGACACTAACAAACAAAGCCGCACAAGTAATGCTAGACCGCCTCAAACACAGAGGTTCGGGGTTGGGGATTCGTGTGGGGGTGAGAACCGCAGGATGCTCCGGGTATGCGTATGCCATGGAGTATGTAGATTCACTAAATAGTGATGATACTATATTTAAAAATAGAGGAGTAAATATTATCGTTGATTCTAAAAGTCTATTGTACTTGTCAGGTACAGAATTAGACTATCAAAGGCAGGGTCTTAATGAGGGATTTGAATTTTATAATCCACAAGTTAAGGCAGCTTGTGGATGCGGGGAGTCTGTAACATTTAATTAAGGATTAAAGTGGTAACAATAATAGATGGGTTCCTGGAACCTAGTTTACATACTTGGATATGTGAAGGAATTATAGAAAATAAATATTTTCCTTGGTACTTCCAACCAGTTACTGTACCTAATCCATTAACGTCTAGACCTACTTTTAATAACTATCATGAACCTCAGTCTAGTTATAATCACTTAATATACTTAGATGAATGGAGCGACTGGGGTCACTTAGTTAAACCTATAATAGATAAGTTAGAGGTGAATAAACTTTCTAGAGTTAAGGTAAACTCTGTAATTAGACAACAGCACCCTAAATTACATGGCTGGCATTTAGATCAGGCAAGGGAAGGAGAAAGTAAGGAAGATTTAAAAATAGCAATATACTATTTAAATACTACTAATGGGCATACTCTTTTAGAAGACGGAACCCAGATAGCTTCAGTAGCAAATAGACTTGTTATGTTTACAAACACTATGTTACATACTTGCGTATCACAAACAGATGTACATAGAAGAATTGTAGTAAATATAAACTATTATTAAGGAGAAAATTATGGCATATAGTGAAAAAATTTTAGACCATTATGAAAACCCCCGTAATGTGGGTAAGATGGATGTAAATGACCCAAACGTGGGAACAGGAATGGTAGGTGCTCCTGCTTGTGGCGACGTTATGAAGCTACAAATTAGAGTAGAAGATGATGTCATTACGGACGCAAAGTTTAAAACTTATGGTTGCGGTTCCGCGATAGCTTCTAGTTCCTTACTAACAGAATGGGTTAAGGGTAAAACTACTAAGGAAGTTCAAGAAATTAAAAATACAGACATTGTAGAAGCACTTAGTCTCCCACCAGTTAAGATACACTGTTCAGTTCTGGCCGAAGATTCAATTAAGGCAGCACTTAGAGATTATAGAGAAAAACAACCAACATTACATAGGTAAATAAATAATGGAAAATAAAGAAGACGAGGGCAAATTAGAACTGTCATTGCGCATCTTAGGAAATGAAATCATTGGATTTAAGATGATAGTGGATGACTTTAAAATGAAATGGATGTTATTAGGTATAGTAGCTATAGCAGCTCTTAGTTTTGTCATGGTTCAGTTCGGCCCTCAATTAATGGAGACATTCTCGTGAACCCAAATGATGTAGGATTAGAAATAGGTAACTTTATAGCTCCTTTTATAGGGATGTTAATAGGTATTATTATTGCTCTATGGATAAAAGACTTTGCTACTAAAGTAGCTGCCGGAATGAGTTTTAAGTACTTCGGCCCTTTCAAAGAGGGAGACATTGTACAGCTTGACGGCAAGAAAGCTATGGTTATTAAAATAGGTTTAATGATGACAGTTTTTGGGTATAAAGACCCTGAGCGAGGTTACATATGGAGATACGTCCCTAATGAAAAAATATCCGGTTTAAGACTGGGGAAAGTAGTTTCCAATCATAGAAAAGAAACAAAACCTTGAATAGTAAGGAACCGACCACCTAAGAAATACACTACTTGACTTTTAGCTAAACTCTGGTATAATTTAGTATTGTCAATATGACAAAAGTTGAAATAGGAGATATTTATGATGGATAAAGTTGTCGGCTGGATAAAATCAGGTACTCACGCCGGAATAGCACTAGTTGCCTTAACAATTGTTCTGCAAGTAGTCTTTGGTAGCACTGTCCCTTTCCTTAGTGGAGACGTTATTGGTACAATTACCGGTATCATCCATAGTTTAGGTGAAGCAGGCCTTGTAGGTCTATTGTCAGCGGTAATAGTATACAAACTATTCACTAGTGACTAAATAAGTTAGGCATTAACACTAAAAGCCTTACTTCATGTAAGGCTTTTACTTTTTTAACACAGGAAAATAAATGTTAGAAATTAGTAGAGATAATATAACCACCGATAGAGTAAGAAATTATACTAAGGATGAAAGGTTTATAAAATTACCTATTATTCACTATTTAGACTTACTAGGTGTTAAACCTATAAAATCTCAAATCGCATTAATAAATGCAATTAACTCACCAGACTATAGGTTTGTTGTGTGTGCATTGTCTCGTCGACAAGGTAAAACATATATATCCAACATTATTGGACAGTTAGTAGCATTAGTACCTAATGTTAATGTTTTAATAATGAGTCCAAATTATGCACTTTCGCAAATATCTTTTGATTTACAAAGGAATTTAATTAAACACTTTGATTTAGAAGTAGCGAGGGATAACGCAAAAGATAAGATAATAGAATTAACTAATGGAAGTACTATCAGAATGGGATCAGTTAATCAAGTCGATAGTACCGTTGGTAGGAGTTATGACCTTATTATATTTGATGAAGCGGCATTAGGAGATAGTGGTAAAGACGCTTTCAATATTGCACTTCGTCCTACTCTAGACAAGCCCCAAAGTAAATGTATTTTTATATCTACTCCTCGTGGACGGAATAACTGGTTCTCAGAATTCTACCAAAGGGGTTTTAGCGATGAATACGATAATTGGGTTTCTATCAGAGCTTCTTATCATGAAAATCCTCGCTTTAGTGCAAAAGATATAGAGGATGCTAAATCAGCTATGTCTAAAGCTGAATTTAGTCAAGAGTATCTAGCAGAATTTAATACTTTTGAAGGTCAAGTGTGGGACTTCAATTCCGAAGAATGTATTGCTAATTTGGAAGAATTAGATACTTCTAAATTTGAAATATTTGCGGGGCTTGACGTAGGTTACCGTGACCCTACTGCATTTTGTGTAATTGGGTATGATTGGGATGCGAAGAAATACTACTTATTAGAAGATTACATGGAAGCAGAGAAGACCACTGAGCAACATGCAGTAGTAATACAAGCACTAATAGATAAGTGGGATATTGATGCCATTTATATTGACTCTGCAGCTCAGCAGATGAGATTCGATTTGGCGCAGGAATACGATATTTCAACTATAAATGCTACTAAGAGTGTACTAGATGGTATCGCATCAGTCGCTACTATTATAGATAACAATAGGTTAATCGTTGACCAAAGATGTAAAGATACACTTGTAGCATTGGACCAGTACCAGTGGAATCCTAATGTTAACTTGATAACAGAGAAACCTGTACATAACATGGCTTCTCATATGTCGGATGCTCTACGCTATGCGCTCTATACTTTCGTAGCTTCCGAAATAACTTTTTGATTATAGTTTAGTAGACGAATTTTTCGGGTACAGCAAAACAATCTTACCACCAGCGAAAAATTCCTCTTGACTTTTAGCTATAAGTTTGATATAATAATCCAAATACAGAAAAATTGTAAGAAAATTACTTTATGAGTGAACTTAAACGCGATAAAATAAAATACATTAGAGACCGCGCAAAGAGTGCATACATAAAAGACGAAGAATGTTACATCTGTGGCGGAGTCGAGGACTTGGACTTTCACCACTTCTTTAGTGTAACAGAACTTCTTAATAAGTGGATTAAGGAAAAGAACCTCGTTATATTGACGGCTGAAGATATGATGGGTATTAGAGATGAGTTTATCGACTCGCATCACAAAGAAATTTATGATGATACGGTTACTCTCTGTCATACGCATCACTTAAAACTTCACTCGATATACGGGAAGAAGCCTTCTTTAATTACTGGCCCCAAGCAACAACGCTGGGTTAACAAAAGAAGAGAAAAAGAGTATGGGAATGTTAGATAGATTGGGTTTACG